CTCCCCCCCCCTCTCCCTCCCCCTGCTTGGACCCCCCCCCGTCCTTTTCCGCCCCCGCCATAACCCTTGTCATTTCTGCCCCGACCGCCATCAAATTGACAGATGCTGCTGCCGCTCCCTCAGCACGGATTTCGTCAAGAGACTTATTCAACTGCTTTTCGATGCGGTCAAGCTGTGTTTCCTCTGTTTCCGGTTCAGGAAATTCAAAGTCAAAATTTCCTGTTTCTTCGTGGTAGTACATGCCCACTTCTGTTTCTTTCGTCGTTTCGATTGCAGAAACAGGATTTCCTTCAATATCCGGCGGATAATATGGTGCCGTTTCCGCTTTCTTAATATCAACTACAACATTTTTTAGAACCATTGCATAAATCAATCTGAACCAGCCCCCCATCTGAAGATAACAATACCATCGCCGCCGTTTCCGGCTTTTGTCTGTTTGCTTTCCCTAGGTGTAGCTGCTCCACCTCCGGCTCCGTATCCACCATCTTCACCGTTTACATCGAGATCAGAACCAGCATCTCCGCCATTCCCGTAGGAACCACCGCCACCGCCTTGACCATTTCTTCCGGCTAGCCCGCCTTTTCCACCAACTCCGTATAAACCGTTTTCACCGTCTCCACCTTTACCACTATCCAATTTAGATTCTCCACCTTTGCCGCCACCTGGACCACCAGCGGCACCACCTGGGTCATTTTTTAAGTCTTTTCCTCCTCGCCCACCAGGACACGTTACTATATTTCCCACAACAGTAGCAGTACCAGCCTTACCATTCGAATCACCGTAATACTGACCAGCCAATCCGCCTTTTCCAATGGTGACTTGGATTTTTTGACCAGGAGTGACAGATACAGTCTTTTTAACGCACGCAGCACCGCCTCCCCCACTTGGTTCTTGGTTCATAGCAAGTGCGGCACCCCCACCACCACCGCAAGCGATAATAGTGATCTCTGTAACTCCTTCTGGAACAGTAAATGTTCCATCTTCTCTGAAAATTTCTTCACCATCTTTTAATTGTAACTTGATAATTCGATTCAACTTACCAAAAACAGTGTTATATGGTTCTCCGTCTGTTTCTTCACCAATTTTTGAAGGAATGTCAAAAGCAACAAGATCTGCAGATCCTTTAATTGATTTTTCCAATGCTTTCCAGAATGTGTCTGTCCCAGCCTGCAAAGACTCTTCAGAAGGCGTTCCAAAGTTATCGCGGATTGCATGCATGTCATCAAGGGCATTCTGGATTTCAGAAAACAGCACGACCAGTGCACCAAATTCGTTGCTTGCTTCGATTTGCTCATCGTTTCGCAGACCATCAATTACATACAGGTTGAACGGATTTGTAGAGAGAACTTCCTGTTGACCAGAGAAAATGGAGATTTGCAAAATCAATACACCAGTTTGTCCCAAAATATCTGTTTTTAATTCAAATTGACAACGCCCGTTTGTAGCGTCTGTAATTACACCGTCAATGAATTTATCAATAGGTACTTTGAAATTACTATCAGGGTGCGACTTTGCACTCATGGTCACAGTATGACTTGTAAGGTCAATAGGTGTACCGTTACTGTACAACTGCACATCTAAGAATCGTGACGCAACATCACCTTTTACAGCGGTAACAATACTATTGATATTCTCGTTGATTTCAATAATCAACTTTGTATAATGCTTCGCCATTTACAACCACCTCCATCTTGGCTCAATTTCTATCTTTTCCACATTCCCCGTCCATGAGATTTCATTGTTTCCAACTTCCAATCTAGGAAACAAAGAATCACTCAGATCAGGCGGGGTATAGGTTACCCCTGCCCCGTCCAACACTTCCATCATTTCCGATTCCAGCACCACAGATTCCTGCAGCCCGTCCAGCCGATATTCCTTGCCATTGATGATAAGCACAACACTGCCAGAACCATAGATCTTGATCTTTGGTTCCGCTGCCACTGTTCCACGGTTACGCAGCAAAGACGGCTTTGTCAGCATAACAAAATCATCCGCTGCGTTGACACTGTACTTGAAGGGATAGGTGTCAAAGGTCACCTGAAATTTCTGGAAATACTGGAGCATCTTCCCGATGCTAATCTGGTTATCCACTCGAACACGATAAACCTTATCGGGTTCTGTGGAAAAAATGGCTTCGCCGCTTCCGTCCAGCCATGCACAGATACCATCCAGATTGGCACGCTCCACAACGGCACATTCCACCACTTTGTTGTAATTTTCATAGGTTCCCTCATCCACATGAAGAACCCCATCCCTTCCGGGGATTTCTTGTGTGCTCACCCGTCTTTTTGGTTTGTACACATCCGGCATGGAGGTGACGATGACCCCCATGTCCAGACTATTCTTTCCCCAGAAGATAAAATATGGTTTATACAGCGTTTCAAACCTCATGCTTTTCCCCCTTTCCTGGTGCTTTGCTGTCTACGGAAAAATTCCAGTTCTCTGGCAAAGGTTTCCACCGATCTGCCATTTCCATTATCGATACGGTCCACATGGATATTGATATCTCCGTAAGCATAACTGCGGCTATTGTTATTCTGCGTCACGCCGCTGGAAACGCCTGCCGGGCTTGGTACAACCTGCTGCATACCGCCGGCAATGATGCTGGAAAGTTTTTTGAGTTTCTTGATCCAGCCGACGCCAACACCCTCCGCCATATATCCGCCGATTTCTTCATATACACCGGAAGGGCTGTTGATGTCCATAGCCGCTCTGGCTGCCTGTACCGCTGCTGCCAGAACTTCCGCAATGGCATTTACTACGCCGCTCTGCCCATCTCTGACGCCTTTTGCGACACCTTCCATGAGCATCAAGCCCACATTCTGGAATTCCTGCTGGAATCCCTGTACTAATGCGATCAATCGATCTTTCAACGCTGTCAGATATTCCGTCAGGATGGGTTCCTGTTCCGTCATGCCGGCAGTCACACTTTGGAATGTCTGGGCGGCTGTCGTTTCCTGACTTCCAGAGACAGCATTGCTCACAGCCTGTTCCAAGGCGGTTCCCATCTGTGTCCCCTGGGATTCCATACCAGCCGTGAACTGTCCGGCAGCCTGGGTACCTGCCGCAAAAAGCTGTCCCTGCATATCTGCAATACTCTGGGGCAATTTCTGAAAATAATTCTGCTCCAAAGAGGAAAACTCCGACTGATATACTTTTGCCGCTACTTCCTGGGCTGCCTTCTGTTTTTCTGCAAATAACTGTACATAGTCATCAAAGGCACCATCAGACATGGAAATCAGCTTGTTCATGTAATCCATAGCATCTTCCATGCCCATATTGGTGATTTCCGATAACAGCCCATCCGAAAGTCCTCTTTCCTGCAGCTTGTCCAGAGCGTCCCCATATTTCTGGATCTGGTCAATTTCCTTCTGCAAATCTCCCAGCTGGAATTTTTCACCAATCACATTGCCTTCTTCGTCTTTGATGTCAATGCGCTGGAACAATTCTCCATAATCAGCCAGCTGATCCTGCAAACTTTCCTGTTTACTTTCTATGGCATCCAGAGCGGACTCGTATTCCTGCTGGAATGTCTGCAATTCCTGCAAACGGGCTTCGTTGGCTGCCTGAGCGGTGGTTCTGGCTGCCTCCACCTGTTTTTTGTTCCACTCCGCTTCCAGTTCGACGATTTCCTCTCGGATTTTCTGGATGTTCTCTCCTTCGGCTTTACTCAGTTCCTGATATTTCTTACTCAGGTTATCCTGATACTGCTTCAATTCCTCCGCAGCCGCTTCCTCTGAAGCTTTCTTCTGTTCCGCTTCGATCTTCTGATTGATCTTATTGATTTCTGCTTGAAGCACATCTCCTACTTTTCGGGCAGTTTTCTTTGCCACCGTAACTGCTCCATCCATAGACTGGGACGCACCGACAACTCCATCAGACAAGTATTCCATGGCAGAAACTGCTTCGTCAGCACCTTTCCGAATGCCGACAGCAACGCCTTTTGATGCCATCAAGCCCACTTCATCCTCCATTACTTTAGAAGGAGAATTGATGTCAAACACCCGCTTTGCTCCTTCAATAATGGAAGCACCCAAATCCGTAATGGCACGAACACCGTCACCAGCCAGAGATTTTATCCCATCAATAAGCCCTTTGATGATGTTCTTCCCAACCTCAATAAATTTAGCTGGCAGGCTTTTTACAATATTCAGCATACTTGTGCCAATAGATTGCACTGTTGAAACAACGGTTCCTATCATAGACCTCAGTCCAGCAGCAAGGGATGAACTGCCATTGGAACCAATGGTTTTCAGCGCAGCCGGAATATTGGAAAGAGTCGTTTTGATAGAATTGTAAATGTTGCTCACAGCTGTTTTCACTGTCGGTCCCATGGATTTGATACCGTTTCCCAGTGTAGTCATCAGATTTTTACCCAATGACAACCAGTTGAACGCCAAAAAGGCGCTGACGATTGCCTGTATAATCTGTGGGATATTTGCCACCAATGTGGGAATGGCTTTTACCAATCCAATGGCAAGATTTTTGATCAGCGTCAGTGCTGCCACAACGAGTTTCGGTGCGTTATCATTGATGATGCCCGCAATATTGATGACGATTTGGGGGATGGTTTCAATCAGCGTCGGCAGGTTTTGAATGATGCCGTCTGCCAATGTCTGCAGTAAGGACAACCCCGCCTCCACCAGCGTTCCAACTCCACTGCGCAGCCCTTCCGTAAATCCCACCAAAGACTGTAAACCGCTTTCGATCATCAAAGGAAGGCTTTCTTTCAGCTTTGTCTGTAAACCGTTGATCAGATCCGTAATGACAGAAAAACCACCTTCTACACCGCCGTTTTGGAAGCCGTCCATGACATCCAGCAGATTTGTCAATAAAGCATTTCCCAGATTTTTGACGTTTGTGGTCAGCGGCATCAAAGCCGTTCCCAAACGCCCTGTGGTCTGCTCCCATACGGCACTTGCACGGTTTGCCGCTTCCAGTTCGGCGTTGTTTTCCCGCCAAGCCTCTGCCGCCTGCGTCAGCCCTTGTTTGGATAATTCCTGTAATACCAGATTCGCCCGTTCACTTTCACTCTTTGTGGCTTCCAGCTTTTTGTTGAAATCGTCCTCACTGGTACCCGCCCAGTTCAGCACATCCGCAAATGTGCCGGTCACCTGTCCCACTTTAACGGTTTCGTTGATGGCTTCCGCCAAAGAATCAATGGGAATAGAATCCCCGTAGGTTGCCCATGCGCCGATTGCACCGTCTGTCATTTGTATCAGCTGTTCCTGAGATAATTTCAACGCCTGCAGGTTTGCCGCTGCCGTTGCTGCCGATTGGTTATCCCCCAATACGCCATAAAGCTGTGTATAGGTCTGTTGGGTCTGCTCTGCGGAATATCCCGCTTTTTGGCTGGAAACTTCCAGCGTCCCCATGATTTTATTGTATTCCTTGGTGCTTTCCACCAACGAAACAATGCCGCTTACCAACGACTGTACGGCTCCGGCAATGACACCGCCGGCAAAAGCATCTTTGAAGGAACTTCCGACAGACTTTGCTTCTCTTCCCGCATCCTGCAAATCGTCGGATAACTCATCTGCTGATTTTCCCAGACTATCCATCTGCCGCTTCATTTTATTCATATCGGCTGTGGTGCTGTTGATCTGGGATTCCAGATTATTTACCACACGCACCTGTTTGTTATAAGCATTTTGTGCCCGGATGGCTTCTGTGGAATTGGCGCCGAAACTTCTGGTGGCATCATCCAGTTCCCTTGCCAGTTCATCCAGCTTTGCTTTTGCACGCTCGGACTGACCAACTAAAAGGGAAATTTTATCTGCACTGGCTTGGATAGACCGTTCCAGCACTTTTCCTTGGGCGGTCAAAGATTCCTCACTGTCCTCCATACCTGTGAAAGAGGAAACCACCGCTTTCATTTCGGAACCCAGATTTTTCAACTGGGCATTGACAGCTCTCAAACTGTCCCGAAAGGATTTCTCACCATCGATGCCGATTCTTGCACCAATGTCTGTTGCCATTTCATCTCACTCCCTTCCGGAAAGAAAAAAGCGCCTGTAAATACAGACGCTTACTTCAACTTCAATATTTGAAAAAATTCTTCTCGTTCTTCTTCCTCCGTTTTGATGTGCTTCAGCTTTGCCCCTTCTGTCTTGATCTGCTCAATGGCAATCAGGTCGCACAGTTCCCCAAAGGGCATCTGCCAAACCAATCTATAAGGAATGCCGATCCTTAGACCGTACCAGATGTACCATCGGATACTTTCGTTTTTCTGCTCCTGGGCTTTGGGACTTTTTCCACTTCTTTTTCCGCTTTATCTTCTTCCGTTTCCACTTCCCGTTTCATGTTTCCGGTAATAGTTGCGAAAATATTGAATTTCAGTTCTGCGATATCATCCACCCCAACGGCATCCAGAAGAAAATCTTCTGTCATGGGTTCCGGTGCGTCGTTTCCCATCAGTTTCTGGTAAGCACTACCGGCTCTGCTCATTTCCGACAGCAGCCAGAAGCACTCTATCAAAACCTTTCCAATATCTTCAGCTTCGCTTTCCAGCGCACTGCCGATATTGTCGATAGAACCATATCTTTTATTACACTCTACGATTACTCTTGCGCTGAAACTCAAAGGGTACTTTGTCCCCGCAACCTCCATCATACCTGTTTTCATGGTATTCCTCCTTTATTCTGCCCAATCTTCCAATCCTGTGGCTTCATTTTCGCCCGTATCCGCTGCCGGGCTTACGGCTCCCCCGCAATGGACAGGAACTGTTTGATTGCCGCTTCTGCGTCCGCCTCGCTGTTCATGACGCTGGATACCTTTTTCCATGTGTGTTTCTCCCCATCGCTGCGCAAAATCGTGCCAGAAATTTCCGGTGTACCAAATTCAATGGTTTCCCCCTGTGTGGTAAAGGTATCGCTGGGATTGTTCAGCTTGATTTTAGGCAAGATCACTGCCTGATACCCAATCACATTGTTGTTCTGCACTTTCACAATGGCACCAAAGCCCAGATAAGGCGTATTCTGATCATCATCCCAGTTATACCATTTGGGTGTTTCTGTCTGGATATCCTCGCTGGTAATGGTTTCTTCCGTAACACCCAGCACCTTCATCATCACATCAGGCAGCAGATCATCCGTGGTCAATGTCAGACTGCCGCCGCTGAAGGTATTGGCGCTTTCCGCTGGACCATTATCGGCATACAGGATGTTATCATCGCCTTCTTCCAGTTCGATGGACAATTCCACAGCTTTACCGATCAATGCCCCTTCTGAATAGGTGACTGTACTTCCTGTGTTGCTGTACTTTGCACAATAAGGTTTGCTCAAACCAATCTTTGCCATCTATATCACTCCTTCACGATTTTTTTGATTTCTGTTTCAAATACTTCTTTCATCTTTTGCTCTGCCGCACCTTTGCTGCTGCGAATGGAACGGTCGAAAAAAGGTTGTTTGCTGCTGAATGAAGTCCCACTGTTAAACACACGAGCAATCATAGCATTGGGCTGCCCCTGGGGATATTTCTTTGTCTGGATGCTGTTATATCCATCAAAACCTGCCCGCACATGCAAAAACCCCTGATCGTTTTCCATGGGCGAAAGCCCAAAGCTTTCCTGCAGCCCTTGTTTCTGGGTTTCCCGTCTTTTCGTTTCATAAGCGGATGGTCCATCCGTTCGCAGACCTTCAATGCCGGAACGGATGGCATCGGCAGTCACTTTGGCGCCTTCATACACCGCTTGTTTTGCGATATCTGTGGTATTTTGTTCCAGCTTTTCCAGCTGTTTCAGATAGCTTTCCAGTCCAGTAAAGGCAATTTTTGCCATCAGCCAACCACCTCCCACCGCCATTCATAATGGATATATCCCGTTTCTTCCTCGTACTGTACGGAGTTAAGGGAATAGGAGATTTCCGCATCCCCTAAAGCCCTTTGGATTTCTTCCCTTGCAGGATCCTGCTCTGTTTTTGTGAAAAAATCAATGGTGCCGGAAAGGACTTGTCCAATCTTCCGATTGTCTGCCGCAAGTTCCGTCCCTTCGCCATCTTCTGCCCATACCACATATCTGTCTGACGGATGGAGGGCGTAATAGTGAAATACCTCCACATCCACCTGCAGCAATGCTTCTTTGATTTTATCTTCCGGGTACATCGCCTTCCTCCCATCTTTCCAACGTCAATTTTGTGATTTGCAGTCCATTTTCGTCTTTTGTTTTCTGGGCAAGGAGCACACGGAACCCTCTGCCATCGTCCAGCTTCACCAGATCTGTCACACGGATATCCTGCCACAAAGGGACATTGACCACAGCTTCCGCCTGTTGTTTCGCCTGTAATGCCGTATAATACCGCTGGAATCCCAAGGTGTCATATCCAAAATAATGCCGATCCTGTAAGACCGGTGTTTCCTTCGGCATGGCACCTGGCAGCGCCGTATTTTCCATGCGGTAAACTTCCAAAATGCCATCATCAAATGTCATAAAGCACCGCCCTTCTGAGAAAAGAGCAGGTTATTCAGCTCATACCGCAAAAAGCGTGGCATCGCCGTATCCGTTCCGCCACGTTTGCGAAACAAATAAGCTGCGTAATGGATCTGCACCATATCACATTCCAGATTCCCCTCCACCAGCTTGATACCTTCCCGCTGGATAGCAGATGCCGCCGCTTCCAGCAACCAACGCAAATAATCATCATTGGCAGTGGTAAGCAGCTGCAAATCTTTTTTTAACAGCAGCAGCCGTTCCTCTGTGGTCATTGCCATTCCCCCTTTCAGGCAGCGGTATGTGTCACGACTAACGTATAAACCCTTGTGCTATTGCCGTAACGCACTGTAATGGTCAGGGTGTTTTCCCCTTCTTCCCAGGTTGCGGCTGTACCATTTGCCACTGTTTTCTCGCCGTGGCTGATTTCCACCGCAGCCCCTTTACGCAAAGGTGTGGCTGTGATGGTATTCGTCGCGTCGCTCGTTTCTGCCGTATATTCCAGCACATCCGGCTGGAAAGACGGCGTCAAAGCCAATGAGCCAATCTTGAGCGCAGAAAGGCTCGCTGTTAAGGGTTTGCGGTATCTGCGGCAAATGTAACGCCATTATCGGAAGGCGCTGTATTGTTGATGCCGATTGCCACAAATCCCTCTGCAATCACCGGCATGCCATCGTATCTGGCAGTCCCTTTGAACACGGTCTGATCTTCCAAGAACAGTACATGTTCAGACTGTTCCAGATTCACGCCTGCCCGCTCCGCCAGCAGATACAAATCCCCATAGCCGCCAATAATCACATCGTCCGGCATAAAATTCAGTTCCACGATTTCGCCGCCAATGACAGGCATGGTATTGTTCATCCCTGCGGTAATGGCGCCTGCCGCATTAAAGGAAAGGGATTCCGCCAGCAAAGAGGTATGTGTGGTTTCGTTCATTGCCCAGAATTTATCACCGCTGCTGTATTCTCCCTTTGCTTTGCCGGCGGCTTTGATGATTGCCTGGAACAGTTTGGTGCCGGTGCTGTTTTCTTTGTCAATGGTCACCATGTTTCTGGTATGCAGATCTTCCCATTTTCTTGCCTTATCGGAATAATTTCCCGGCTTTTCTGTCTGTGCCAGTCTGGTATAGATGCCCAAAGGCATTTTTACGCCTTTCCCGTAAAGGATCGCCTTATCCAGCGCAAGACCAATGGCTTTGCCAATACCGGAAAGCAGTTCTGTGGCAAGGGCAATGTCACTGTCTTCCAAAGTGGCATTGCAGACAGGAACATACCCGCTGACTTTATATCCATCTGTTTCCACCTGATTGAACAGGAATGTCAGTTCATTTACTTTGCCGCACATTTCCGTCCAAACGGCTTCGGGAATGGTGCCCATGATATTCTGGCGTGCAGTGCCGCTGACAGGTCTTACATAGACTTTTCCGTACAGCTTGGAAAACTGTACCAGATTTTCCCGGATCAGCCCCAGCATCACATCGGGAATGGTCAGTTCCGCCCCTGAAACACTTCTCTGCTGTCCCGCAAAATTACGGACTCTGGTCAGGAAAGACTGCACATCTTCACGGGCAAAGAAAGCGGTTCTTTCCTCCATGTTCAAATGAAAAAATTTTCTCTGTTCCATCTTCGTTTCTGCTCCTCTCTTTTCGTTTGGATTTTCCTTTTTGGTGGCAGCAGCGGCAGCACGCTGTTCTTCTGCGGCAATTTCCTGTTCCAGCCGCTCCACTTCCGCCTCCAGTTCCCCTTTCTGGGTTTCGTGTTCATCCTTTTCCTGCTGAAAAGCTTCCGCCGCATCCTCTACCGCCTTACGGTCTTCCTCCGATGTTTCTTCCGTCATTTCCGCAATAGCTGTTTCCAGTTCCTTTTCCCGTGTGGAAAATTCCGCATCTTTCTGCCGGAGCTGTTCCAGTTCTTTTTTTCTGGCGTCCAACTTGGAACGCAGTACCAATGTTTTTAATGCCATTTACATTTCCTCTCCTTTCAGTTTTGCCAGCGTTCTGGCTTTCCAAAGTTCCAGATGCCGCTTCCTGTGATCTGTCAGCTGGGCTTTTCTTGCCGTCACCGCCGTTTCGGTATAGGCAGGGAATGTGACCACGGAAACCTCATACAATTTGACTTTTTTGATTGTCCAATGGACAGCGCCGCCGCTTTCAGAAAATTCCTCCTCCAAAATATCAAAGCCAAAACTGCACTGATCCACATCTCCCCGCTTCACACGCTCATACAGATTCATGGCATCCATATCTTTGGGATTGATTTTTACCTCGCCCCAAAGACCACGGCTGTCTGTTTTCAAAGTCAGCGTGCCTGCCTTCGTCCTGCCCAATACCAATCTGGTTTCATGGTCGATCAGACAGCGGATATCATCGGATAAGGCGCCGTCAAAAGCAGTTTCGGCAATGCTTTCCGTTGCGCCGTCCCAAAGTTCATAGTTGGAACCAAATACAGAAAAATAGCCGCTGATATACAGATCATCGGCTTCTGTTCTTGTTTGAAATTCCGTTGCCACGCTGCGCATCTGTCGATCTTCACGCATTTGAGCCATCACCCCCATTCAATTTCTTCTGATCTCCGATCATCCCCTGCGGGATATAGTTTTCCAAAATGACCAGTTCGTCCAAGCCTTCTTTGGGACTTTGCCCTGTCCAGTCCCGCACCTCGTTGCCCGTCATAATGCCTCTGGTGTAAAGATTTGCCCCCACCTCCGAAAGGGTCTTGATATCATAGGCATAGAGAGAACGAAGGTTGAAACGAAAATACCAATCCGGCGAAATCAACAGTTTTTTCGTTAGCTCCTGCTCGATTGCCTGACAGATGGGACGCAGTCTGGTATTGACAAAATGGTTCCACTCGCTTTCCTTGTATTCCCCTTCCCCCACCACAAAAGATGGAACATCCAAAATGGCAGCAACGGTCTTTTTGTCCATTTTGATGCTGTCAGAAATGGCAATGTCATTGAGGGACAAAGGGCGTACTTCGATGACTTCAAACTGTTCCGCCGGCAGCATCCACGGCTCACCGGCACGGGAACTTTCCACATACTGTTTCAACAAACGGCTTCTGCCTTCTTTGTTGGAAAACTCCTCTGTCAGACCATCCACTTTGACGATCATAGAAGGCTTCCATTTGCTTTCCATGAATCCTTTCTTTGTGATGGCTGCCTGTTTCAGATTGTCCGCTACTTCTTTCAAGCAAGCCCGATAGCCGCTGCCTTTCCAGTAAAAACTGCTGTCCGGATTGATGACAAAATGCAATACGTCCTGTGGCTCATAAGGAATGCCCTGAATCATGATACGATAACCAAAACCATCCTGAGCAAAAGATACCGCCGATGCCGGTACCGGCACCAAATCGGACAAAAGCCCCTGTTCCGTCAAAGGCAGCACCACACTGTTTCCATCCCCTTCTAACAGCAGCGTCCGCACCACTGCCGCCATGAAGGTTTTTCGTGTGGTGTATCTGTTTGGCGTGATATCCACCTTTCTGGATAACCCATTCTGGATGCGGGTATCCCCGTTTTCCGTATTTGCCATCAGGTGGATGGTCATGCTGGAAATCAGATCTGCGATTTTGTTGACAGCAGCCATGATTTCCGGGTTATGGGACAATTTTGTATAGCCCGTTCCGCACAAAATGTCATAGGCTGCCGGAGAACACAAAAAGGATGTTGGTTCCGCCCTTGTTTTCGTCTTACCGTTTTTCTTTTTCCTGCTCATAGGAAACCACCTCCCTTATTGCAGCCAGTCACTTGCTTTCTGGCTTTTTTCCATATCGATGAGCATTTGTTTTGTGGCAATGACGTCTGCGTCAAAAAGGTCAATGCGCTGATTGGGCTGTATCTTTTCAAAGCGCACAAAATCGTCACTGTCTTCAATGGCTTTTACATTGCCGATGCAATAGGCGTATGCCATATTCCCCAAATAAGAAAAGCGTCCCCGCTTGATCTGTTTTTCGATCTCGCGAAACGCTTCTGTTTTTTCCACATATCGTTGGGACTGGTCACGCATCTTGAATCCCGCTTTTTTCATTTTCAACACAAACTCTCTGGCATATCGCTTGTCATAGCCCACCCATTTGATTTTGAATCCCATTTGCTTCATGGATAAAAACCATTTCACAACGTCCTCATACTCAATGACCTCATGGTTGCATAGCGTCAGCCATCCCATTTCTTCCCACCAAAAGAAAGGGATGTTGTCCTCCTCCGCCTTCAGATGGGCTTGTACCACAGGAATGAATCCATGGGTGATACAAATATCCACATCCTGATACCGCCCATGGAGGGAAGTCCCCGTCAGATCGTAAAGTTTGGACAGATCGGCACCGCCATACCAGGTGATGGGCAGCTTTGCCAGTTCCTCCAGCGTCCAATGATACTTGCTGTCAGATGCTTCCACTTCTGCCATATCAAAATAGGTTTCCATGGCAGAGGTAAACACATTGAGGGACTTTGCGAAAAAATCCTTTCTCTCCTGTGGATCGTTTTGCGCTTGGAAGGCATCGTTTTGCATTTCTTCCGGTCGGATGGATGCGCCATAGGCAGGGTTTGCCATTTCGTGTGTTTTGGGGTTTGTGTAATCTATAAATTTCTTTCCATTTTCTCCCGGCATGGGGTCTGCTTCGCAGATGAATATAAAATATTGCTCGTCAGAAATCTCTCCATCCAGCACCCGTTTGCAGTACCGCACCCGCTGCGCCAAAAAGCTGTTGGGATCATCCCCGGCAGTGGAAATGCCGATCATCAGCTTATTTGTGTAAGCCTTCATGGCTTCTTTGAATAGGTTGTACTGCTTTGGTTTTTTGAACGCATGGATTTCATCCGCAATGGCTACGTTGCAGTTAAAGGAATCCTGGGCATCTGGGTTTGCCGCAAGCGCCGTCAGGTCAAATAAACCACCGCCCAGTTCCGCTGAAATAGAATGCTCATTGTTGTTGTCAATGATACGAAAGGGTCCGCCGCTGGCTTGATCCTCCCCCATATTTTCGATGTTGTACTTTAGGAAATCAAAGGTTTCCAAGGTTTGTTTCAAAGCCGCCGCTACCACATATATTTTTGAACCTGACATACGGTATAACAGCCCCAATGCGTAAGCCAACGACGCCGCAAAGCTGGTTTTGATATTTTTTCTTGGGATAAAGATCAGTGCTTCATGGAAGCGGTTTATCTTTGTCCCTGCCATCTTGAACCCCAGCAGGTTATAGATGATGAATTTATGAAACGGCAAAAGATAAAACGGCGTCCCTCTTAAAGGCATGCCATCCTGCCGCTCCCCTTGCTGGTGGCAAAGGGTCTTTTCAATGATGCCGATACAAAATTCTGCGTCCCGTGGCTGGAAGTCATAAGCGGGATTTTTGAGATCTGACAGGAAGCGCTCACAGCCCTTGATCCGGTACTGGTTGGCTGGAATTTTTCCTGACACGACATCTTGGGCATAGTTCATGACCGTATCCCAATTTTTGTACTTACTCATCCAAAGACCGCAGCGCTTCCCCCAGCACGCTGTCCTTTCTGCCTTCCAGCCCTTTTGCCCGGATCTGCTTCAAACCTTTGGGGGTCAGCCCGAACGTGGTTTCCATTTCCAGCAGCTCTTTGCGTAATGTTTCCATAGCCAGATACAGCGCTGTCTTTCTGCGGTTGGTTGCGCCGCTTTTGTTTGTATATTCTTCTGTGATCTCACACCCGCCCTGATACCACTGTTCCTGCAACAGGTCATATTGCAGACGCAGATCCGCATACCGCCGGATGCTCACATCA